ATGCGTATTGGTGAAGTATGCAAACTACGTTGGGACGATTTAAACCTAGAACATAAAACGATAATTGTTAGAGACAGAAAAGATCCTCGTAAAAAAGAAGGTAATCATATGATAGCGCCATTACTGGGTGACTCATTCAGCATTGCCACTAAACAACCTAAAACTTGTGAGTTGATTTTTCCTTATAATTCCAGAAGTGTAACAGCTGGTTTTCAGCGAGTTAGAAATGATTTAGGTATTGAAGATTTACGTTATCATGATTTAAGACGTGAGGGTGCAAGCCGTTTGTTTGAACAAGGCTACTCCATAGAAGAAGTAGCTCAAGTAACAGGCCATAGAAACCTTAATATTCTATGGCAAGTATATACTCAGTTATTTCCGCATAAATTACATGATAAATTTAAAGTCACTTAAATTTTGGAGCTACACAAGGGTCCAGTTCTAACTTGAAACCATGAAGCATTTGGTCATCTTCGTCCATAAATTTATACTCAAATATAAAACCAAATTCTTCATCTGGTTTAGCAAAAACTGAAATGGTTTTAATATATCTTTCTTCTGGATCTAACTTTGATACATAAATAGATTGTTCTTTCTCATAAATGCTTTCACCTTCTTTATCATTTAAGTATCCTCCAATATGCATATAATGGTTGTCAAAATTAAATGTAGGTGCTTTAATCATTTCAAGTACTTCACTTGATATATCTATCCTCTTTTTTCCCATATTAATAACTTCAAAGTTTACGTCATACCTACAAACTTTTTCAGAAGGGAGCCATTTTGACTTATAATCAAAATCAACATTTATACCTGTATTTAATGAATCACTATTCCATTGATGCCAATTCCAAATAGCCCACAACGCTGCGGTAAGGAGAGCTATTATTTGAAGGCCTTGATTTATTATTGGAAGGTAAAATTGCAGTAATCTTGTCTTTTTATATTTCAATTGATTTCCTTACATGAATATTGGTTAAAAAATACTTTACCCCCGTATTACTATACGGGGGGGTTAAAAAAAGCCACCTTCAGGTGACTTAAATTTAAATAATAAAACGGTTAACAAATACCTATTTACGGCAGCTAATGCCACAAAGCGGAAGCTAGAAAGTGACGATTATATGTTGATTCTGATTATACTTACTGTAAGTAACTAGCCTCTTAGATACTTTGTTATATATTAAAAAGGCGAATCCTCATCTGAAATACTTGATGGCATCCAAGGATATTGACTAGTTGCCGAAACAAAGTCAGTTACATAATTACCTCTAGTCCCCCAATACTCAACATCAGAAACTTTCGATGGATCACACTTTAAAGTATCTAGGCTAACTTGCCAGTAACGGGTATTATTATTCCCAGTTTTAACAATTGCATTTCCATGTTGGGTGTCAACTAAAACTCCACGTGCTAAATTATCTGTTTTTAACAACTCTGTTTCTTCATCAACCATTGTGATTATATTACGGATTGAAGCTTCGATATTATCAAGACTTTCAGTTAAATTGCGTTTAGATATAACAACATTAAACTCCTTACGTGATGCAATATCAAATTCAGCATTAAGTTGTCCATAAATAGTTGAGTCAGTTATATAAATACAATTATTTCTTATTTCCTGAAAATTGCGCAAAACCTCTATAGTTCTTAAGTTACCCACTTTATAGGTATAAAAATCTTCAGATATTTTTCTTTTTTCTAAAGTAGGTACTTTGTATGAAAAGCATAACCTGATCCACTTTTCATCCTCACAGTGAAATAATGATAGATTTATATTTTCACTACCTAACCCCCTAAGCTTTAAATACCATGGTTCTTCACTGTTTGTTGGTACCAAAGCACTAATAGATGTAATTTTAACCAAAGCCTTTTCAACTTCTAGAAGTACATGCTTTGTATTTTGCTTAATGAGGTCAATATCATCTTCTTTAATAGGCCTAAAATGAGCCAATGAGTTTCTTACTGTTCCAATTTCTTGGAGCTTGGTAACAACAATTGATTTACTAGCTTTAAAGTATTTAGCGAAATACTTCCAGTAGGCATCAGACACAATGATGTCAATAAGTTCACCACTATTTAAAAACAACATAGGAGATGTAATTTCATATCCTAAGTATCCATATTCATCACTTTGTCTTATTCGCTTTTTTGTTTCACTTTTAATGCAACCACCAGAAATAGCAGTTTCTTGCCACTTATCTTTTAACTCATCCTTTAGAACTGTGTAGACGAATACCCTTAAAGAATTTTCAAATCGGAACAATACATTTAGAGCTTCATAATAATATAAATGCAACCAACGATTAGGTATGTCAACTAAGTTACTTTCTTTAACCTGTGCTTTTTTCCAGTCCATTTTGATTACACCTTTATTTTAAAGAAGTTTTAACAAAAAGTTATGTAGACGCCCCAGTAATATCCATATCATAATTTTTTATTAACTTTAATATCCCATAGTTTCAATATATTAGAAACAATATAATTACTGTTTTTGTCATTGTTGATTTTCTTGAAAGGTATTTTGAGCGCCAAACTCATCTTATGTGAGGATAAGACGCTACTAATTTTATATTTATTTTAATACCTGTTTTTACAGTTAGGTTCTGTCTTTGGGGGATCATAATAGGTGTCCCTTAGCACCTAAAGTAAAAAAACTAAGCTTCCTTTATAGCTTTATTTACCCAGTAGTAAGCGAATCCACCTGTGCCTACTAGCTTAACCAATGCAGTTAAGACTGAGATTGTCCCCACTGGCTCAATTGTTATCGCCAGTTGAAACAAAAAATAAATCTCTATCATATGAGTTATTTCCTAGTACTTGCCTAGCAAAAAGCCAACACAAATGTACCAGAACATTAAAATTAAGTAAGTTGGGTAAACCTCCTTGTTGGAAACTAACGAATACAAATAACGATGATGAAACTATTCGCTCTTTGCGTAATGGAATGAAAGCACTTATTACCTGATTATTATTTAAACTAAAATCTAAAAAATAATTATAACTACTTCCACTGAAAAGAACACTACACGGCATTACACAGCATTACAATGGGTACAACATTGATATTATTGGTGATTATATGAAAGACAATGTATCTCATAAAAATGGCATGTGGTTATAAGGACTAAATATTGGCTAGCTAGTTGATGTGTATTGATTAGAGTTATTTGAAAAGTGATAAATAATGAATTAGAAAATGTATAAGAAAAAGGTTAATACCCTATGCTAGTTACGCGTACATTAAAGTCATTAAAAATCAGATAATGAAAGCTTCAAATTAAATCCTAAGGGATAAAAACAAACCATTTAATCTTCAGGTAATCTACGCATTAAATTATGTCTCTGAGTTTCACACCAGATAGTAACAAGCTCATTGAATTTTTCTATTTCACTTGTCGTAGCAGTAGAGCTAACAATTTTTTCACAGAGGGTATTTATACTTCTAACTTCTTCAACAGTCACAATTATCATCCCTTACAGATTGTTAATTGATTGTGACTCAAATGTTAATAAAATCAAATTTAAATCTGATATTTTCTGAAAGGTTAAAGATAAGTTTTGCAGGACGGCAGTTGCGATTGAAATAATTTGATATGTAATACGCTTGTAATTACGGTAAATCAATAAACTATCGTGCGGCCTTTATGATATGAATTGCTTAACATCTTTAGACTCGATAAACATCGCAAGCTAATTTGCTAACGATGGAACAAAGAAGTTTCCGCTACGCTGTATTTAAAAGACCGCAATATTTATGCTATTTATTTGCAGGCTCCTTCCCGCTTGCGCGGTGCCCTTCCTGCAAAAAACATCATTAATTAGTAGAGGCTATTTGGTCAGCACCAGCCATGGACTGCGTAGGAGAATTACACGTTAAGAAATCGACATAATCAAAGTAAGTAATCTTTACGGCACATTCAGTTAACACCCTAACGGTATAACCCGCCAACGCTAAATCTTTACTGGATATCGTAAAAATATGTTGTCCGTTTTGCCTCGCACTAAAATAAACAACTTTATACGTTAAATCTTCTGAATAACCCGATATGCCTAAATCGACTTTATAAAAGGGATGGAAGGATTTGCTTCTCTGAACCATTTCTCTGTATTCATCAAATTGTTCAGGTTCATCTATAGCTAATGGCCTTTTGATAATGGCCTTAACTGGTTTAATCAATCCTTGAGTAATACCCTCTCCATTAACATCAGTGTTAACCACATCATTTTTTTTGGTAGCTGATATTGAAGGAATTTCAATTTCATTTATTGAAGCCTTATTTTCCGCTTCATCATCAGCAAAAACCAAACTCAATAACCAAGAAAGCATAATTAAAAAAAGTACACCAAAAGCCATAGCGCCACGCATTAACCCATGTTTCCACCAAGGAACGACATCAACGGTTGTCGCTTCTACAATTGATTGGTCTGATTTAGTGTGACTTTTATAAAACTTAAAAACAAAAGACTCATATTCACGTTCATCGGTATTAACAACAGTCGTCGTACAACCTTCATGCACTTTTATAATGTACTGGTCATCTTGACCGAACATTGATTTTTTAATGCAGCGATAAACAAGCTGAACCATGTCTCTAATATCAGCATGAATTTTTTTAAAGTTTTGCGTTATCAACAGCACATCAAAACCATAATGTCGGTGCATTGATAAGAATTCGAGCACTTTGGTGATGTCTAAGCCTGAGCCTTTTTGCATACGACTTGGTAATGATAAATGCGCTTCATCAATAGCAAATAAAACACCCTGACCTTTTTCATTTTTCCAGTCTTGATGCTCTAACCAATCTTCTATCCTACTAAAAGGTTTTTGATTACCGTAGTCATGATAATCATAAGAAACTAACACTATTAGTTCTCTGACATGCTCACCAAAAACAGAGACAAAATGCTCAACTTGCAAAGGTAAATTTGTCACCACTCGACGACCTGATTTTATAGCAGGGATGATATGATTTTTAACCGCCTCATAAGATTTCCCGCCCCCTGGCTTTCCTGCAATTCCATTAATCATATTAAGAGCCCCACCTAACAAAAGGTATTATTTGTAATAAGAACCGAATACTCAAACAGGTAACAATCATCCCCATTGCTTGAGAAACACCCAAGATACTTAAGTAATATGCTGTTTCAGAGGGAATAAGCGCAAAGTAACTCGCGATATCTAAACCACTCATTAAAGAGCCAACACCATCAAGTAAAAGCTTTCCAACATTCATTAATTGTTCAAGTGCCCAAATAAATATGTCTTTCAACATATCCATTAATGACAAAAGTAATCTATACATAAAATCGACAAAATCGTTCCATGTTTCAGTTAACCAAGTAAGCATAATTTAACCACCAAATAAGATTTTGCGACAAGTGAATCCCGCGGTAACCAATATAAATATTTTCATAGCAGGGAAAACCCGAGGGTCTATATTGAGACTAAAACAACCTAAATTCATATAGGTTCCAAAGTTGAAACAAAATTGCATTGGAGGAGGAGAGCCACCAAAACTTGGTTTGAATTGGTCTAGAAAAGTATAAAATTCTGTCGACTTAAAATCATCGACTTTTGATTCGAACATTCCCTCAACACCGTCTTCATAAGCACTTTGATAAAAACCCACTAAATCAGGCGAAGGCTCTGTTTGTCTGACAGAGTCTGTCTCAGTTAATGATTTTTTTAATTCGTCAGCAGTTGTATTTAATTTTTTTAATTCTGCAACAACTGGACCCATATCAATTTCAACAGTAGTGCCACCACCAGAACCGTTTCCTTGACCTGTATTATCAATTGGGTCGTCCTTACCATCTCCATTGCTGTCTAAATCATCACCGTTTGGTATTCCGTCACCATCAACGTCAGGGTCTAAATAATCGGGTATATCATCTCCATCAATATCACTATCAATACAAACGAAAACACCATTAACAGTTCCGCATGACTCAGGACAAGTGCCGTTATCATCACAAACATCTGCTTTTTGCTCTGGACAAACTAAACCAGTACCACCCCATTCTTTGCAGGTATCATTTTCATTTGATGGAGTTTCGTTTGGCGTTGGTGATGGTTGACCTTCCATGCCATTTAAATCAGGAAGTGTATTTTCTGAATAGCAATCCCCCTCTAAATCCAT